TCGGGTGATGCGCCGGGAATACGGCAGCATGCTCTACCGCCTGGTGGACGCCCCGCTGACGCCCGCCCTGCTGGTGCAGATCTATGCGGCCACCGTGGACGCCCTGACCAAGTGGGAGCCGCGCATCCGGGTGACCCGGGTGCAGGCCGAGGAGGCCGGAAACGGCCATGTGAGCCTGACCCTGACGGCCCGCCGGCTGGTGGACGGCCGCGGCGTGACCCTTGAGGGAATCGTGATATGACCACGCTCATCGACATGACCCGCCTGGAGAGCCCGGCGGTGGTCGAGGCCCTCGATTTCGAGACGATTCTGGCCGCCATGCTGGCCGACCTGCAAGCCCGGGACGCCACCTTCGACGCATTGGTGGAGAGCGACCCGGCCTATAAAATCCTGGAAGTGTGCGCCTACCGGGAGCTGCTGATCCGCCAACGGGTCAACGACGCGGCCCGTTCGGTCATGCTGGCCTATGCCGCCGGCGCCGACCTGGACCACCTGGCGGCGCTGTACGCGGTGGCGCGCCTGGACGGCGAGAGCGATGACAGTTTACGGTACCGCGTGCAAATGGCGCCGGAGGGCTGGACCTGCGCGGGCAGCTCCGGGGCCTACCGGTATCACGCCATGAGCGCCGCGGCCGGGGTGGCGGACGTCGGCGTGCGCAGCGAAGCCGGCGGGCAGGTGACCGTGACGGTGCTGGCGGCCGACGGTGACGGCACGCCGGGAGCCGGCCTGTTGGACGCGGTGGCCGCGGCGTTGGATGCCGAAACGGTGCGCCCGCTGTGCGATACGGTCACCGTGGAGGCCGCCGAAATTGTGCCCTATGCCATCACCGCGGCACTGTGGCTGCACCACGGGCCGGACGCGGAGACCGTTCGCGCGGCGGCGACGGCCGCGGCCGAGGCCTACGCGCACGAACAGCACCGCCTGGGTCGGGACGTGACCCTCAGCGGGCTCTATGCGGCGCTGCACCGGCCGGGCGTGCAGCGGGTGGTGTTGTCCGCTCCGACCGCCGATTTGATTATAGACGGCCATCAAGCGCCGCACTGCACCGCCGTGACCGTCACCGTGGCGGGCCGAGATGAGTAGCCACCTGCTGCCGCCGAGCGCCACGGCCGCCGAACGGGCTCTGGCCGAGGCCGTGGCCCGGGTGGCCGCCGTGCCTGTCCCGGTGGGGGAAATGTGGTCTCCTGCCGACTGCCCGTCGGCCTCCCTGCCCTGGCTGGCCTGGGCGCTGAGCGTGGACGAATGGGACAGCGGCTGGAGCGATGCGGTGCAGCGGGAGGCGATCGCCGCCAGCGTGGACCTGCACCGCAAGAAGGGCACACTGTGGGCCGTGCGGCGAGCCCTGACGGCCGCCGGCTACGCCGACGCGCGGGTCGTCGAAGGGCTGCCCTGGCTGAGGCATGACGGCGAGGCGCTTTACGACGGCGCCGATACCTACGCCGGCGGCGGCCGCTGGGCGCTGTTCGAGGTGACCGCGGAGCTGGGCGAGACCCAAGGCGTGAGCCGATCCGGCCGGGAGACCCTGCTGCGGCTGGTGGCCGGGGCCAAGCCGGCCCGCTGCCATCTGCGGGCGGTGGCGTTCGCCTGCCCGACGGCCGACGCTTTGGCCGCCGGGGACGCCACCGATACGGCCCTGGACCTGGAAGCCGGCGACGATGCGGTGTTCGGCCGGTGTTACGACGCGGCCATCTGCCATGATCAGGCCACCCCGGCGACAGTCCACGACCCGGTGGGCTACGACGGGGCATGGCGCCATGACGGCGCACAGGACTACGACGGATGGCACCGCTACACCCTGTGGACGGATATCGGGGAATGTTACGCCAACCGGCGCTGCACGATGGTTTTCGGGCCGGCGGTGACGGCGACGGCGGACGCCTGCGCGGCGGCTGCACCGGGCCACGACGGGCGGGCCGTGCACGACGGGGCCGCCCGCTACGGCGACGCCGGCGCCGCGGGTCTGGACGTGCTGGCCATGAGCCTGGTGCGCCGGGTGCGCTATGACCGCCGGCACGTGTATGACGGGTGGCTGCGCCACAGCGCCACGCGGGTGGAGGCGCTGACGGCGTGATGAATTCGCGAGGCCGCATCCAAAGGAGAAAGACATGTTTTTCGACGAGCGCATGACGATCGAGGGGCGCCTCGAAGTGGCGGTTTGGCGCCGCGGGCGCCTGGTGGACCGATGGGCGGGAAGCAATCTGGTGCTGTCGGCGGGCAAGAGCGTGATGGCGGCGCTGATCGGCGGGGGCGGAGCAGGCAAGACCGTTGACCGCATCGGTTTCGGCACGGACGGCGCCGGGCCGTTCCCCGGCGACACGGTCCTGACCGGCGCCTACACCAAGGCGGTGGCTGCGGTGAGCTACCCGGCCGCCGGCCAGGTGCGTTTTGACTGGAGCCTGGGCGTCGGAGAGGGCAATGGCATGACGATCCGGGAATTCGGGTTGATCTGCGGCGACGGCACGCTGTTTGCCCGCAAGACGCGCGGCGGCATCGAAAAGCAGAGCGACATCAGCCTGACGGGATCCTGGACGATCACCTTTTAAATAAGGAGGGCTCGACAATGGCGAATCTGGCCGAAACGAGCGCATGGGAAAGCGGCATTTACCAGATCGAAACCACGGACCCGGTGGTGGGCGGCGCCGACGGAATCAGCAACGTGCAGGCCAAGCAGCTCGCTAACCGGACCAAGTATCTCTACGACGCCCTGGATGAATTGCAGGCCCTGGCAGAAGGCATCGACGAAGAGGCGCAGAACGCCCTGGCGGTCGCCCTGGCCTGGGCGCTGGACGCCGCCGGGCTGGCCCACCGCGAAATCGAGGGCCAGCGCTTTACGCGCCACCAGCAGGGGGTGGTGGTGGTGTACAACCGAGGCGTAAAGAGCGGCTGCGAGGTCTCCAGATCCTCCACGGCCACCCGCAACCTCAACCTGGCGGCCGGGGTCGCGTTCTCCTTCGGCCGCGAGTGGGGCGTGGCCGGACAGGTCAACGGGGCTTCGGTGCCGGGCAATCCCGGAACGGCGGCCGGCGTGTGCCAGGTGTATCTGAACCGGAACATGGATCTGGCCTGCACGCTGCTGGACGAACCCGCCCCGGCCGATGCGCTGGTGCTGTACGCCGTCACCGTGCCGGCCGGCAACACCGACGATACCGACCCCTATTTGGCGGACTGCACCCTGACCGCCATAGTCCGGCGCGAACCGGCCTGGCCGGCCGTGCAGGCCGGGGCGGCGTACGAGGACGTGACGTTGGCGCGCAAACTCGGCGACGACGACTATGTGCTGGCGCTCGAGGTGCTCGACTACGCCGGCGGAGAGCCGCCTCGCCTGGCGGCCCCCGCGGCGCAGCGCGCAACCAATGCTTTCAGGGTGTATTCGGACGGATCGGCCGACGCCGTGACGGTGCGCTGGAGCGTGCACCGCATGGCCTACTAAATAAACGAGGAGGAAGGCGATGAGAATCGAGATGATGAGCAACGGACCGGTTGCCGATTTTTCGGTGGCCGGGACCACGGTGACGGTGGCCGGCCAGACGGTGGACTGCGCCGCCAAGCAATCCGACGCGCAGGAAGTGGTGGATATCCGCCTCGGCGGGGTGCTGGCCGCGTCGCTGGCCATACCGCCGCGGCGCTATGTGGTGTCCGGAGAGGGGGACGACGCCGTCCGGCATGCCGTGGCGCTGAACCCCGACGAGGTGCGCTTGCGCTTGTGGCCGTGGCCGCATCAACCCGCAGCAGCGGATGCCTGATCCGCCGGAGAGGAGAATGCTATGCTGATTTTTACGCCCGACAGTTTGCGAACGTCCGTCGAAGCCGCCACCGGCGGCCGGGTGACCGTGCTGTACGACGACATGGGATACCCGAGCTACATGTGCGTCGTGCCCAAGTTTAACATCGAGGATGTGACCGCCGGCGCCGGGACCGGGGTGCATCCGATGTTTATCGTCCGCGGTGTCGAGAAATCTGAAATTTTCATCGGCCAGTATCAGGCCACGGTGCTGGGCGGCAGGGCGTGCAGTCTGCCCGGAGTCGATCCGGCGGCCAGCATCGATTTTGACACGGCCCTTGCCCGCTGCCGGGCCAAAGGCGCCGGCTGGCACTTGATGACCAATGCGGAATGGGCCGGCGTGGCGCTGTGGTCCCACGGCGCGCTGGGGCCCGATGCGGTGCACGGCAACACCGACTACGGCCGGGATTACAGCCTGACGTATGAGGTCGGCCGGCGACAAGACGGCGCGGCCCCGGGCACGGCCTCCGGAACTGCCAGGACGCTGACCGGCAGCGGGCCGGCGAGCTGGCGGCACAACGGCGAGGCCGCCGGGATCTGCGATTTGGTCGGCAATGTCTGGGAGTGGACGGGAGGTTTGCGCCTCAGCGACGGAGAAATCCAGATCCTGGCAAACAACGATGCGGCGGCCGATGATGCGGACCAGAGTGCCGCCGGCGCCGAGTGGCGGGCGATCCTGGATTCCACCGGAGAGCTGGTGGCCCCCGGAACCGCCGACTCGCTCAAATACACCCTCGCCTCGACGCTGCAGATCACCAAAGATGCGGTCGCAGGCACCACCGGAAGCGCTTTGTACAAAGACGTTACCGCCGCCACGGGGACTACGATCCCGGCGGCGGCAAAAGCGCTCGCGTTATATCCGCACGAGGTGGACATGGTCCGAGGCCAGCTCTAC